TGATCAAGTGGATTCAACGTTTAACTGATAAAGACCGCGAATCCTTTCTTGCTTTCTGTAAACGCAGTGCATCTCCAATCCAGATGTACCTGTACGCCCGCTTCCTCGGGTTCACAGGTAGCATCGTAGAGTGCGATGAATGGTCACAGAAAGAGTACAAGAAAAGAAACTTCAATGCCATCCTGGAGGACGAGATCGACTCCATGCAAGCGGACATCGCCAAGTTGCGCGACGCTATTGACATGGGCATGGTCAAGCAGGACATGGGCACTTCGCGAATTGCTATGCTGCAGAAAGAGCTGCGTGGTTCCATCAAACAACTGAACGATGAAAAGATCCTGATGGATAAACAAGGTTTAATCCTTGCTGGTGCAGACCGAGCTCTGCGTGAGATGCTTTCCATCTTCCGTGACGACCCAATCGAAGGTCCACTCCAGGAAGCGTCAATGGGTGTCTGGACAAAGATCCTATCGGAAGAATCCTGAGGATTCATAAGCTATGCTACGGGCATGGCAGGTACCAACATCTATTCCGTTTACCGCAGAACAGCTCGGGCTGCTGCGCAAAAACGCGTCGTTAAGCAAACAAGCAACATTGATATTGAACGGGCACGTACAGATTTTGCCTATTTCTGTGATGTCGTCGGTGACAAGCCACCAGCCAAGCACCATATGGAGTGGCACAAATACCTATGCACAGGTCAGGATTCCTCCTGCCTAAAAGGTATTGCTGGTCCTAACATCGACATCCTTGGTCCTAGGGGCAGCGCAAAATCCAGTGTCGCGGGCCTGTTCACCGCTTGGACGATTGGGGTGCACGCACTCCATAAGATGCCTTTAAAGATCCTGTATATCTCGTACACGATTGATGTTGCTAGGCCGAAGAGCGCTGCAATTAAACGGATTATTGAGGAGAGCAAAGCTTACGGTGAAGTCTTCCCAATGGTAAAGATTGCCAAAGGGATTAATTCTAATGAATACTGGAGCATTGACTGGAAGTTTGCAGGCATTAAATCTACGGGTGAAGAAGAGTTTACGGTATGTTGCGCAGGCCTTAAAGGTGCAGTTACTTCTAAAAGAAGTCACCTTTGTTTAATCGACGACATTTGTAAGTCAGCCGACGAAATTAAAAACCGCGAAATCCGATCGGCTATGGAGGATAACTGGAATTCAGTTATCGTCCCAACCATGTTTGAGGGTGGTAGAGCCATCTGCCTTGGTACCAGGTTCCGCCACGATGACATGCACGGAACCACGTTCATACCAGCAAATGATTGGATTCAGCTGATACAATCCGCCATTGTCGTCGATGAAAATGGAGACGAGGAATCGTACTGGCCTGAGATGTGGTCCCTGGAGTATCTGCAGGATCGCCGCCGTCAAGCGCCAATTGCTTTCAGCTTTCAGTACCAAAACCAAATTGTCCAGACCAGCGAGCTGTCACTCTCGCCTGACCTGATTGTTAAAGGTACAATCTCAACCCAGTTCGATACCCTTGGCGTTGGCGTTGATCTATCTGCTGGGGTCAGGGAACGCAATGACTACACAGTCTTTGTCATGGGTGGACGCGTTGGAGACAAGATACACATTGTTGATTGCAAACGTATCCGCATCATGGGCAACCTCGAAAAACTAGAAGCACTGATGGAGATGATGGAGGAATGGGGTGTCATTCATAAAGATAAGAATCAGTACTTCCCCACAGGCAGTCATGTCGACATCTGGTCAGAAGCTGTCGCATACCAGGCTTCCCTGGAGGCAGATTTCAAGCGAATTTGCCTTGGCGATCACGGACTGTACAACATGAACTGGCACGCAGTCAAAGGATTTCGTGGCGATAAAGTTGCACGGTTCCGTGGCATCATGGGATTGTTCGAGCAACACAAGATCATTTTTAATAAGTACAGGCGGTTTACTGCATTGACTGATGAGATTATTAACTTTGGTGTCAGCTCTCACGATGACTGCGTCGATGCTCTCATTTGGCTCTGTAATGGCTTGATGACCAGAGGCGCACTACAGTTAGAGTATTGAACGACTTAAACTGAAGACATCACCTTACAATGTCCACCAGCTACTACAACGTCGAGTTAGAGCAGGACGCTTATGGTTCTGCAGTCATTCCCCTGCCAGATGAACTGTGCCACGACATGGGACTTCACCCAAGTGAACGGTTTGAATTGGAAGTCGAGGATGACATCATCACACTCAAACGCATGGCAGCTGGCTACGATATTGAAGAATAATCCATTTCTTAAACACCAATGAGCGATAGCAGCAACTCAGTACTTGACTCTATCCTCAAGGCGGTTGTAAGCCGCGACGGCTCAGGCACCGCAGACACCATGCTGGTGAATGCGCATCTTTCTCAGATGAAGATGTTTGGTGTGAGACAAGGTGTTGAGTTTTACCCGGAACAAGATAATTTCGGAACGCAACGCTTTGACTTTATCCAGCAAGTCATTAAATTTAATAAGCTTGACGCCAGGCTAGATTCGATCTGGGACCGCTTCCTTTGTTATGGCAAAGGGTTGTTTTATATTCGCCCGACCAAGAAGACGTACCGTCTTTACTGGTTTGATAAAGATGCTTACCGAACCTACTATTCACCGGACGGTGAACTAGAAGAGGTCATCATCATCTATGCCTATAAGGTGAAGTCGACGCGAGGCTTCCAGGGCATTGGCTTGAATACAGATAAACGCTACATGCGTCTGCGTATTACGGCCACGGAAATTGAAGAGTTCCACAGTGAACAAGAAATTACCTTCGATATGCCGTCTATGGAATTTGGTGTCCTGGACAAAAAGACAGTTGTCAACACCATGGAGTTCATCCCGTGTGTTGAAGTCTTTAATAATCCGGATGCTTTTGGTACGGACGGTGCTGGTGAGTTCCAGTGGCTTGCAAACCAAATCATCGCTCATGATGAAATGGTTAAGAACATCAGGGCAAACCTTTCGTTCTTTGGTAACCCGACGCTGCTATCCTCCCGTCCCAAGCAAGATATTATTGAGAGCCAGGACAGTGAAACAGCGCAGCGTCCTAGTATCTCCAGTCAGTCTGGCTTCCAGTCGGAGTTCTTCCTTTCCAGCTCTACTTACAAGCAAGATAACGTTACGCGCCAGCCCGCCGGATACATTGGTCGCCCTGGTTCTGGTATGCGTGTGCCACGTGTTATTGCCAACCTGGAGCCAACAGATCGTGTCGGTTTTATTACTCCAAACGCTGTAAGTACAGATCAAGCTCGGTACTCCGAACAACTTCGTAGTGAGATCCGGCTTGCCTTAGGTGGCATCGATGACCTTAGTATTACTAACGTAACTGCTACGGAGATTAAATCAGCGTATGGACGTGTAAGTGCAACCGCAAAGAAGAAGTGTTTGCAGCTCTATACCTATGGGATCTGCAAGTGCTTTGAATTAATGATCTTCCAGGAGGAGCAGATCTTCCGTAAGTCCATGGCTTATGCCTCGGGTATTAAGTATCCGGTTCCTCCTGAAGATCCAGAAGACGAAGCCGCACAAGCTAAGTATGAAAAACAAAAAGCAACTTACGAAAAGAAATTACAAAAGGCCATTGATGTCGCACTGGAAACAAAAGAAATTCCTGATGGTGTTCTTGGATTAGCGCCGGATGGTGATCGGCAGGTCAACTGGCGCTGGATGGGACCTGTCTATGAAGACACTGCACAGGACAAACTTAACCAATCTATCTTCACTCGTAACCTTCAAGAATTAGGTGTTGATAGCATTGAAGCACTGAAGTATTTATTCCCTTCGAAAACGGACGATGAAATCGCAGGCATGCTCTCCGGTTTCCCGTTCCGAATGGTAGGGGAAGTACAGAGGGCCTATTCCGCATTTATTGATCTAATCAATCAAGAAATGAGGACTCCACATCCGCAGCAACCGAACTTACCGATGGCTGCGGATCCGAGACTTGATCTCACTCCCTTCCTTTACCGAACTCTCGAAAGCCTACAAAAAGAGGTAACCTATGCAGGCCGATACCGCAATGCCGACCCAATCGGCACCCCAAGTATCCCAGACCCAGCCGATCAGCTACGCGGCTCCAGTGGCTCAGACGGCGGCTCAGGCCCCGGCGGTTTCAACGAATTCCCAATGGGTGGCGCCTTACCAGCAAGCGGTGGCCCCAGCCCCGCAAATGCAGGCCCAGATGGGGGTCAGCAACTACCAATCCAGCCCTACACCGTACTACCCCCAGGCACCCCAGGCCTCCCCACAAGCGGAGAATCCGTACAAGGAGGCATTCAACCGGGTGGTGGGACTCCTGAGTTCTCCAGTTCAATTCCCGTTCCAGGGTCAACAATCGACCGTGAGCCCTCAAAGCGCACCGGTCAATTACAATTCCCAGCCGGTTCCCCAGTACAACAACGCGGGGATGCCGACCTATACGCCTGGGATCAACAGCAACCAGGATTACTCCAACGGTTATTCCCAAACTTCTCAGGAAATAACCCCGGACCAGCTCCGAGCAAACGGGGTAAGCGAAGCAAGTCTTGAAGTTATTGATTACTTCGGTCCTGACGCCCCTTCCATCCTGAATGAGTATTCCTGCCAACTGGAAGATGCTCTGATTGCCACGAACAATCAACTGATGGAAGCAGTGAACCTGCTTCAGGAACTCTCCGGTGAGCATCGTTCCTACGAGACGATCCTGACCGATCCGGATATCCTGGCTGATTACACCTGTGAGTTCTTTGGTGAGAACGGCCCCTATCCGATTCCTGATGAGGAGATTGGTTATGGCGGTGCTCCCCGTGCACAAGCCGTTGGTCAGCAGTTCCAGCGTCCGGTTGCTCCTCAGCGCCCTGAGATGCCGGTTCCTCCTCAACCTCAGGCCCAAGGCAATCCTGCTGACTTCTGGAACAGCTTCGGCTCCCTGGCTGAGCGCGACCCTGCCAATGCCTGGCGCTATCTGAATGCAGCTCAGACCAACCCTGAGGTGTTCCGCCAGAAGCTGCTGGTGATGGAGTGATACTTGGAAACGCAATAAACGACGTTTATTGGAAAACTGAGTAACTGTAAAATAAGGGGTAGCAAAGGCTGCCCCTTTTTTATTCAAAAGGCTATTGACTATGGCATCAAAGAAAGCCAGTGCTGGCAACAGGGCGCAACAGTTCCTGACTGGCTTTGGCACAGCTGGCGGTCCAGTTGGGTCACCAGGTTTGCTTGGTTTTGGCGCGCAAGATTTGGTTCAACAGATCCAATCTGGTCTGTCTGATCAGTATGCAGCATTACGTGCCGCCGGCGGTCAAGTTGGTGTAGGTTCTCCAAATGCCCCGCAGCCTTCCATGCCGCAAGACCTGGATGCTGCATACCTTAAACTTAATCTTCCAGGTTCCCCGCTCCCGCAGAACGCTCTCCTGGCGCCACAGTTTATTGATGCCGCTCAGTACGCTCAAGACAATATCGTAGCTAGTGAGCAGTACGCAATGTCGCAGTATATGCCACCGACTGGCCAACTGCCAATCGTTGTTCAACCCCCTACTCCCCGCAAGAAAGGTAGCCGCTGATGGACAAATCCAAAGCAAAAAAGGCCGTCAAGAAAGCCAAGTCCCGTAAGAGCGCAGCTCCTGCAGAAGCTCAACAGATTGCAATGCAAATGAATGCCCCTGGCATCAACCCTGAAGTGCAAGCAGCGTCTGCAGATCTCCAGCCAGCAGATGGCTACGTGAATCCTTACCGCTACACGGGTGCCATGGCGCCGACCGAGTACACAGCAGGCAACATGCTTCCTGGCCTGCAGGCCCCGCAGATGATCGGTCGCTGAGACTTCAATAACCTGGATTGATAAAGTCTTGCTATAATTTTTTCAATGGGACGGAAGTTCCAGGCCAGTAATGGCGCGAACCTTGAAAATTGAATAAATTTTCCAGTTCTTGGTCCATTACACCATGGATCTTCTAGATCCTGGTATCAGCTAAACCCTACGCTGTAATACCAACATGTTTATTGATAATGACTTCCCCAAGCTGTTGGGTGCGGAACTGTACCGCCCTCATCCAGCGTAAGTAGTGCGCCCTGGTTCTGCAAGGAACCAGTGAAAACCGCGTGAATTCAGGGGACCCCTCCATTCGTACACCGGGTGTGTTACGATCGGGGAATCCTGAGCCAAGCCAATTAGGAATGATTGGAAGGTGCAACGACTAGAACAAGTAATCCAGACCGGATGAAAGTTCCACGAGCGCGTGGCAACCTAATAGGTTGATGATATAGTCTGATCTTGCAAGATGGTAAATTGCAAGAACCAGGGAATAAAGAATCCTTGGGATAACAAATTGACATCGTGGAAATGGCTGCAGAGCCAGTTGTAGTCCACGACTTCACTAAATGCTTGGTGCCTTGACAAGAAATTGTCATTGAATAATTCCGTGAATTGCTGGAAAGCCCTTGCGCCTTTGCTTCTGTGCTAAGGTGGGTGATCAGCAGCCAAGCCAAGGCGTAATCCTTGGAAGGTTCAACGACTAACTTTGTCAAATTTAAACATGCTCACGAGAACAGACAAAGCTTTCCTTTACGCTTGCTGTTGGGGTGATGCCACAATTGCAAAATCCGGTATTCTATCAATTAGGCATAGCTCTAAACAAAAAGATTACATGGAGTGGAAGGTCGAAAGACTTTGCCGTATTTTGAATTGTGAATTTTGGATGGAGGATTACCTTGCTGTTTGCAATGGGAAATACTATCCTTCTTGTCTCTGGTATTCTCCTGTTTCCAATACCATAAAACGCATTCGCGAAGAGCTGTATCCAGATGGAGCAAAGAGAATTACAAAAAATTTTCTTTCAAATCTTGATCTACAAAGCTTGGCAATACTTTTTATGGATGACGGAAACTTGCATTTGCGCAAACGCGGAACAAATGCAAAGGGAGAACCTTATGTTCGTGAGCGTATTTTGGAAATTGCTTTGTATGTCTCAGCAGAAGAAGCTGAGTTAATTCAAGTTTGGATAAAAGATTTAACAGGAGCCATTTTGACTGCGCGAGAACCAATGAAAAAACTGTCCCCTGGTAAATACAATTTACGTTGCAACGGTAAATCCACCCGTTCTTTTATTCAAGCTATCGAGGAATACAAAGTTCCTTCCATGAATTATAAATTTGACCTCCAATATGACTTTTCCTCCAATAGGGGCAAATCACAGTGGAGCGAGGCCGACCTGTTGAAATACACAGAGGCCGATAAGGAGACACGAGCGCGGAACACCTAAACAGATAATGCTGTAGGTGATGATATAGTCTGTTCACTAACGAGCATAAAGTTAGTGATGCCAAGTATAAACAACTTGGCGGTAACAAGAAAAAAGCAACCTGGACAAACTGTCCAGCTTGACCGTTATCGTTTCTGGGGTAATCCGGGAACTAAGACTCAACGCGAGCGGACCCAAGATCAGACGATCGGTACGGCCAACAGCCGTTCGATTGTCAAGGACA